CTGAAAAGCATCCTGTTGAATGGAAAGAACCATCATCTTTAGATGCCCCGCCTGCGCCAGATGGCTTCAGGCACCGATGGATAAGAACTGAAAGTCTTGGTTTTCAAGATACCAAGAATGTTTCAGGTCGATTACGTGCCGGTTATGAATTAGTGAGAGCTGATGCATATAAGGACGGAGGCTATCCGGTGGTTGAAGATGGCAAATTCAAAGGCGTCATTGGAGTTGGTGGCCTGTTGCTGGCCAGAGTGCCGGAAGAGATCGCACAGGCTCGTTCGAAATTCTATGCTGATAAGGCATTGGAAAGAGACGAAGCTGTCAAAACCGATCTTCTGAGGGATCAGCACCCGAGCATGCCTATCAATGTTGATAGGAGCTCACGTGTAACCTTCGGTGGTAAGAAAAGTTAATTTTTAACAGTTCTGTATCAGCGAAATTTTAATATAAACCGCCCATGGATATGGGCAAACGGAGGATAATATGGCTAATCAAGATGCCGCTTTCGGTCTTAGACCGTTAAAGTCAGTTGGTCAAGCAGACGACTCCACAGGAATGAGTTCACATTCGATAGACGCTGGTGATGCTAGCGTAATCTATCAGGGTTCACCAGTTATCGCAGCAGCAGGATATGTAGATATCGCTACTGCCGGTGCTGTACCTAATCTGGGCGCATTCTGGGGATGTTTTTATGATGACCCAACTACATTGAAACCTACGTTTAAAAACTACTATCCTGGAAGCATAACACCACCTTCATCTAAAGATATTGAAGCTTTTGTTTATGACAATCCTAATCAAATGTTTGAAATTCAATCAGACAATGATGGAGCGTCAGTACTAGCGGATATATTTTCGAATGCAGACATGGTAAATTTCGGTGGTAGTACTTTAAATGGGGTGAGCAATACGGAACTAGATGACAGCACAATTGCTGCTTCTAGTGATGCCGCTGCTCAACTTTTAATAATTGGTACTTCTCGTGATCCAAAAAATAATGATGTAACTGATGCAGGCGGCAATGTAAATTGGCGTGTGCTAGTTAACATGCATTTATTTGGACATGGAGTAGGTACCGTAGGAGCGAACTAAGGAGGATAAATTATGGCTATATCACGACAACAACTCGTAAAAGAGCTTGAGCCAGGTTTAAACGCCTTGTTCGGTCTCGAGTATAAACAATACGACCAAGAGCATAGAGAAATCTATACTCAAGAATCATCTGACAGAGCTTTTGAAGAAGAAGTAATGTTATCTGGATTTGCTAATGCATATGTTAAACCGGAAGGTTCAGCAGTTGCGTTTGACAATGCTCAGGAAACATTCACTGCTAGATACACTAACGAGACAGTTGCTCTCGCTTTTGCTATCACTGAAGAAGCAATGGAAGATAATCTGTATGACAGACTCGCGTCTCGTTATACAAAAGCACTAGCAAGATCAATGGCGAGCGCTAAACAAATAAAAGCAGTAACACCGTTGAATCAAGGTCTACCAGGAGTAGACAATTTTGATTCAGGTGATGCAGTTGCTTTGTTTAGTACATCACACCCAACGATCGCTGGTACTTTCTCAAACACGCTAAGTACACAGGCAGACCTTAACGAAACATCGTTAGAGCAAGCATTGATTGACATTGCTGCACTGACTGATGAAAGAGGTCTAAAAATTGCAGCTAGAGGAACTAAGTTAATAATTCCTTCAGCGAATCAATTTAATGCTGAGAGATTATTAAAATCTCAAGGTAGAGTTGGAACAGCTGATAATGATATCAATGCACTTAAAAACATGGGGATGGTTCCTCAAGGTTATAGAGTAAATCACTATCTAACAGATAGTGATTCTTGGTACATTATTACTGACGTTCCTAACGGAATGAAACATTTTGAGAGATTAGCAATCCAAACTAAAATGGAAGGTGATTTCTCTACTGGAAATGTTAGATATAAAGCTAGAGAAAGATACGTTTTCGGCGTATCCGACCCTAGGGGAATATATGGTGTTGAAGGTACGTAACATTTAATGTATATAGAGAGGGCGGTTTTCGAATCGCCCTCTTTTTTTATGGATGTGATTATGAAAAAATTTAGAATACAGATACGAGCTTATGGCTATTATGTTGATTTTACAGTAGATAGTGAAGATGACAGGGATGCTATAGAGAAAGCAATACTTGACAAAGTAGGACAAAAGGAGTTAAACTGGGAGAAAGATGGATTTAGCGACTCATCTAGGAGGAAATGGATAACCTATGAGGAGGTTAACAATGACTCAAAACCTATACACTATGAAGAGGTCCTTGGAACTCGAGTGGCAACAGGAACACCTGAAGCAGGGCAGATATAGTATTAATATGGCTGCCATTGACAAAAAAATTCAGGAAGTTGTTAAACGAATTGTTACCGAGGAGTTTGAAGAAGATATGCGTCTAACTCAAGCTCAAAAAGCCAAGCCCCAAGTTTCGATAGCCACTTAAGCGCTATCAAAAATCAATTTTTTACCTAAGGATACCTTGCACTATACGCAAATCTGCGTTATAGATTAATTACTATACAATTATTTAATGAATCTAGACGAGTATAGTCGACGGCCTAGAGACTAGATTCACAAACTAGGAGGATTATAATTATGGCAACAACAACATTTAATGGCTCGGTAAGATCCGAAAAAGGATTTCAACAAGTCAATAAAAACACTTCAACAGGAGCTTATACTGCAAGAACTCTGGGACTAAAACCAGATCTTACTAGTCTGACTGCTACTACTGTTGCAACATCAGCTACATTAACTTATGCGGCTAACACAATCACAGTTAATGACTTTGACGGTGATGCAGCACAAGCTGTTACTTTACCATCAGCTACAGTAGGAACTATAGTAGTACATTACCAAACAGATGACACAAATGGTGGGACTAACACTCTCACGTTTACATGTGCAGGAAGTGATGTTTACAGAACTGGTTCCAAAGTGGAAAGTAGAACTACTGGAGCAGCATCAACTATAGATACGTCTGCAGCAAGTGAAACGATATTAACGTATACACCTGCGGCGGCAGCAACTAATAGTTTAACTCATGGGTGTTTTATCTATTTCACGTGCTATGAAAAAGGCACTTGGGATTTTGCTTATGATTTCGCTAATGGGCCTACTTTTGACACAGGCGCTGCGGCGTGGAGTTAATAGATAAATAATTTTGTGAGCTCCTTCGGGAGCTCACGACTAAGGAGAAAAAATGAGCACAAATGTAAAACAAACAATTGCGGTAGCTGCAACAGCACAACTTCAAAAGTATGTTGCTGCAAGTGCTACTAATATTACGAAGGCTCGAATTAAAGCCGTTAGTGCACAAGCCAGCGCTGCTGATGCTAGTGTCAAAATTTATGATACTGTCGGAGCTGCAACAGCTAAATTATTAGTTTGTGAGCTTAAGTTCGGAACAGCAGACGGTGAGTGGACTCATTTCTATGTTCCCGGAGATGGTATCTATTGTGGTACTGGTATGTATGCAGTTCTATCAAATTGTGATTTCTTAACAGTTACTGGAACATTTACATAAAAAGGAGGTAGCGCGTGGCTAACACTACTTCAGGAACAGCAACTTTCGGCAAAACATTTTACATCGATGATATTATCGAAGAAGCATATGAAAGATGTGGTATTAGAGGAGTCGCCGGTTACCAGTTAAAAACCGCTAGACGTTCATTAAACATTCTTTTTCAAGAATGGTCTAATAGAGGATTACACTACTGGGAAGTAGGAGATACCAATATTGACCTTGTTGAAGGTCAGTCAACTTATACTTTTTATCGAGCTACAGGAGACGGGGCTAGTGACACCACAGCAGGCGGAACTACAGGCACTTCTACTTATGGATTAGAGGATGTCCTTGAAGCTACTCTTAGAACAAGCAGAGGAACAACTTCCGAATCTGATGCAGCTTTGACAAAAATAACTAGATCAACGTATTCTGCCTTATCTAATAAATTAGCGAAAGGAACTCCTTCCCAATATTTTGTTCAACGGTTTATTGATAAGACAACTGTCACTATTTATTTAACAGCCGATTCTACTAACGCATCGAAAGAAATTCATATCTATTTTGTAAAAAGAATTCAGGACGCCGGAAGCTATTTTAATGCTGTGGATGTTCCTTACAATTATATTCCTGCTATGTGCGCAGGTCTTGCATACTATTTAAGTTTAAAATATTCACCAGACAGAACACAACAGTTAAAATCATTATATGAAGATGAATTAATTAGAGCGGAGGCAGCGGATGGTTCAGAGGCGAGTACATACATTACGCCAAAAACTTATTATCCGAATATATAATTATGGGCAAAACTTATAAATATTCAGGAAGTGGTCCTGGTTTAAAAATTCATGACTTTGTATCTGGAATAAGTAACATGGGTAGTGGTCGTTTAAGAGAACTTTTAAATGATTCAAAAACACCTCAAGAAATAAAAGATGAAATTGAAAAAGAATTAAAAAACCGAAAAGCTGAAGGCGGTTTAATAGGCAAGCCTTTAGGACCTGGAGGTAAAAAATAATGGCAAATTTTGCAAAAGGAAAATATGCACTTGCTATTTCAGACATTAGTGGACAAGCTTTTCCATGGAATGAAATGGTTACCCAATGGAATGGTCTCTTTGTTCATTATTCAGAATTTGAATCTAAACAACCTCAATTAAGTCCTAGACCCCATGGAGCGGATCCAATAGCTTTAAAAAAAGCCAGACCTGCAAGAACGGCTCCGGCTGTTACACAATTAATGCCTAAGGATCCTTTCACCACTTATGGTGGAGGGTCTTCTTATATTAATGTCAACGTACCTGGTCATGGCTTAACGGATTCCAGTACTTATCGATTCAGAGGCGCTTCTTCAACAGGAGGGAATTATACTAATCCACCTACCTTTGACGGTATTGCAGGATCTAATGTTACAAAAGCCGCTGGCTACCCGATTCGAACAGGAAAATGGGTAAGCGGTGCGCGTGATACAGATAAAACTACTAATTGGTTTTATTTTGTTGTAGATACTAGTACAGCTACAACAGGAGGAATAAAAGGAGGAGGTTATCCAGTGTCCGTTGGACCGGTAACTATATCAGCATAATGGCAGGATTCACATACGCAACATTAACTACAGCGATTGGAAATTATACTGAAGTAGGAACTGATGTTCTTACTAGTACGATTACAGATCAGTTTATTGAAAATTCAGAACATAGAATTTTAAGAGAAGTTAACATTGACGCTTACCGAGATTCTCAATTAGGGAATTTTGTCACAGGGCAGCAATATATTAATGCGCCCGCTGGGTGTCTTGTTATTAGATCCATAGAAGTGGTAGATGGATCGTCTCCAGCCGAACGTACCTATTTACAAAAAAGAGATATTACTTTTATCAACGAATATAACAAATTCGCTGAAGGTGGAACAACCACAGCTACAGGCCGCGGGCTGCCTAAATATTACGCAATGTATGGAGGTGCTACGGGAGTAGCCGTAACGACTTCAGGGACTATTACAGTCGCTCCTTGCCCCGATTCTACTTATCAGTTTCAGGTTAATTTTGTAAAGATGCCGACTGCTCTGGCTTCTGGAAACACGACTACTTATATTAGCCAGAATTTTGGAAATGGCCTATTATATGCGTGTCTTGTTGAAGCTTTCTCATATTTAAAGGGTCCACAAGATATGTTGACATTATATGAGCAACGCTATAATAAAGAGGTAGAGAAGTTCGCAATCGAACAAGTTGGTCGAAGGAGAAGAGACGATTACGATGATGGAGCAATCCGAATACGAATTGATTCGCCTTCACCGGGACCATAATAGGAGAAAAATATGGCTATAACAACAAGTGCAATTACCAGTTCTTTTAAGAGACAACTATTAGGCGGTGACCATGATATCGCTGCTAGTGGAGATACTCTTAAATTAACTTTATATACAGACTCATCAGTAATTGGTCCTGGCCTAGCTTCTTACACAACTTCAGGTGAAGTAGGAAACTCAGGGGACTATACTGCAGGAGGAAAAACTTTAGCGGGTCAAACAACTAGTTTGTCGGGAACGACAGCTATTGCTGATTTTACTGATCTGTCTTATTTAACTGCAACAATTTCTGCAATGGGAGCTTTAATTTACAATTCATCAAAGACTAATAAATCTATTGCTGTGTTGGATTTTAGTACTGTTAAAACTTCTACAGCTGGTACTTTCACAATTCAGTTTCCAAACTATACTGATACATTAGCGATCATAAGACTCGCTTAGGGAGCCGGGGTCTTAGATGGCTGCTAATACTTGGGGTGTATCCCCTACAACCTGGGGACGCGGTCTTTGGGGTAAACAAAGTGATACGCTCGTAGCGGTTACTGGTCAATCAATTACATCAGCAGTAGGTACTCCAGACGTTAATGTAGTTAAACCTGTTGGACAACAAATAACTTCTGCGCTTGGGTCGGTTACAGCTTTTACAGATATTACAGTTAAACCCACCACTCAAACTATTACTTCTTCAGTAGGATCTGCAACTGCCGAAGGCGTTATTGCACAGGGTTGGGGAAGAGGAACCTGGGGTAACAGAGTTTGGGGTGGTACATATACAG